TTTACTGGACGAATAAAACTTCCAGGCGTGTAAGTAGATACAGCACTTGAATCTGCACCTCCGTCTAAAAAGTTTTGCGTTGTTGGCTGAAACGCTGTAGTTACATTTCCAGATACAGTTATTGCAACAACTTTATTGTTAAATGATGTTCCTTCAGTTTTTGATATAATGTTTACATATTGATTGACAGCAGTTGCTTCATATTCTGGAGAACTGGCAAAATCATTTATGGCAACAGCTATTGCGTTTGCTGTACTGGTGTTCGAAGTTTGCCATATTACTTGTGATTGAATAATTGATACGCCATCAACAGTAATATCAGTGACAGCATTATCTATTCCACCAGAAAAATGGTTTATACTACCGATTGTAAATTGACCCTCAACACTAGCAACTATTTGTTGACCATTAAATGAAACACCATGATTAGGAGCAGTTAAGGTAATTGTATTTGTAGACGCAACAGCAGTAAACCCACTCGTAGATGTATACGAATTTATAGCGTTAGCAACAGCCGTAGCCGTAGTATTATTGCTTCCTGTATGCTGTACGATAGTATTAATAATATTTACATTATTAACTGTAAGTTTTCGTAAAATGTTACCAGAAACACTTGTACCACCAGTAACTTGAAAAGACCCAGTGGCATTTGTGCCACCAAAAGTACCAGCAGTTATAGCAAACTGGTTTCTTGCTCGACCATCGAACCAATCTGTAATCCGTGTGCCATCGTAATAGTGGTATATTCTACCATCAGCAAATCGTGCAGACGCATAGACTTTTCCATTAAAAAAATCAACAGACAATACTTGAGTCAGAGATTCCCCAGTAGGATGCTGTAACCTTACATAATTGATATTAGATGGTGTACCACTAGCAAAAGATACAGAAGAAGAAGCAACGCTACCAAAAACGTATATTTGACCTCCAGCTGCTGCAAGACCAGTGGTGTTTGATGGAAGATTAGCCAATTCAACAAACGCATTACGTTTTTCAATCTCTCCTCCTCTTGTTATGTGAGCGTTAGTAAGAGTTACAAGCGATCCAGGTGTCGCTGTTACGTTCATTCGCCTGGTGTCTAATCCGTTCCTAAAGTCCTCTACTAAAATGTAAGGCATTTACACCTCTAATTGGTTGTCGGTGCTAAATAAAAAGGATGTCTTGGTCTACGAACATTCTCTGGCTCTCCACCACCTATTACAAAAGTTTCTGTTTTTGCGTTTCTTGCTTTCAATCTTGCGTAATGTGCTGTGGCTTGTGCAAATTTTTGTTGTGCATCAGCTTGTCTTTGTCTTGCTAATATTTCTGAAGCAGCAAAAAGAACAATTAACTGATCGTCAAGATCTGCTAGATCAGACTCAGCTACAAGAGGAGATAGGTTTCTTATTCCGTGTATCCTAACAGAATCAGTGCCATTCGCTTGACTATTATTTGCTGGAACTGGAAATACTTCTATCTGATTATTTTCAAAATTATCATATTTACGGATAGGAGAAGATCTTTCGTCAGCGTCACTATCATACTGATTGTATTCATCAGCTCCTATTCCGTATTGTAATTTTGTCCAGTTATCGCCATGCTTTGTTTCAACCCTAGTTATTCGCTCAAACACTATATCGTTTGGCAAATCATAATAACGCTGTCCAGCATTTATAGCTATATCTCTTCTAACCTTTAAAAAGTTCCAATTATAGTCATCCCATAATCTTCTTTGCACTCTCTGTATTTGGTTAATCAAAACATCTCTCGTTGCCTTGCCTAAACTTGGCAACAATGAATGACCAACTTCAGCTCGTAAGTCATTAATTAAGGTTGCGAGTGAAGTTCCTCTAGCCATTTTAACCCTCTACAAATGCTTCATTTTCTGGAGTAGAAGGATCATCTGGAATATAATGTCCTTTTGAATTTCTAGCTCTCTTTACTGTTTTTGCTTTTTTTGCAGATTTTTTAGGTGCTTCTTTTTTAGTATCATTAACCCATACAGCATCAAGTAAGGTATCAGCAATCCTTGCGTCTTGTAATGTTTTGGGTAGTTCTCCATACTGACCAAATATTTCTACAATTTTTTCATCTTTATAAAGTTTTCCTAGATGGTATCGCTCTTCATCGTTTGACTTCTCGATTGTATCTAAGACTTTTATATTGGTAACGGCACTATCGCCATGTATATGCTGTAAAACAACAATCTCAGCAACAGTAACGCCATTCTTTACAACAGTAGCTCTTGGATCTCCAGCAATAGCTACCAGACAGTTACATATTTCCATTATTACCTCCTTGGAAATAGAAAGGGATTAATATCCCCCTCTGTTCTTTTTTTTCTTTTTACCTGGCATAGGCTTCTCCTCTTAAAATGGTGGGGATTTATCTTCTCTAGGTCTGCCGAAGCCTAACTAGCCGAGAAAACCCCCATAGTTAGGGAGGAAAGACCGAAGAAATATGAAAAAAGCCTTCCCTCCGTTAAGGATTATGATGTTATGAAATCTCATATACACCATGACAATTTAGCTGAAACGCAGCCAAAGACGCAGTTGTTGTGATCGCTCTATACATCACATACTGTGTTGCTGGTCTGGCTGGAGAGTGTCTTTTCATCTTCTCTCCGTCCATGTAATACATACACAATTTTGATGAATCAATAATGTAACAACGCTTATCTGGGTTTTTACCAGATATTGTTAGATCATCGAGAGCTGGATCATAGACAAACTTCAATCCATTGTAGTTTATCTCACCCACAGCAATGTTCTGATTTCCAGAGAAACCTGTGTTACTGTAGTTTCCGTTTCTTCTTAGCTCGTCTGCTAATCTGTCCAGGAACAAAGATCCACATACAGCAATATCTGGCTTACCACCAAATCGCTTTAACTGACGCATTTCTGAGTGCAGTGTTTCGATAAGCTCTTGCCCAGTTGCAGTTGTTGATATTGCAACATTTGCTCTGTTTCTCCACCAAGTATTTGTAACTGTAGATAGACCACCAACAGTTGTACCAGTTGCAGATGGATCATCAACGATAATAGATCGTATTCCAGCAAGTGCGTTAGCATCAGCAGTACCATCCCCATATAGAAGATCGTTCATACCTCTGCTGTAGCCCTCTAGCATATCATCCAGCTTGTCTTGGAAAAGATTTACCAAAACAGTTTTATCACGACCACTATGATTTGTGACGCTGTTTGATGTAGTAGAGTCAGTAACACTTATACCATCCTTTTTAAGTTCGGTTAGTGTAACTGATATACCAGAGTGATGTTCCTTCCAGGCATAGTTTGCCCTTTGGATATTTGCTGGGTTTGCATAAGCAACTGTATCGTTATGCGTATAACCAGCAACTTGTGTTGTGTATACACCTTTTACTGCAACAGATAAGTCAGATTTTCCACCAGGAAAAGTTTTAGCTTTACCATCCATAAGGTTAAGCAAAGGCTTATCGGCTAGAGTATTAGCATATACGTTGCCTTGATCTATGTAATAATCAAGAGCAGCGTTAGCGATGTTCGCTAATTCGGCTGATGAAAATGCCATTTTTTACTCCATAAATTAGGAGGAACTACTATTCAAAGCCATCTCGACTACATCCATTAGACTTTTTGGCTCTGGCATTGGAGTTCCACCAAGTTTTCCACCTTGAGTCGCTTTAATTGGACTTTTTGTTGTAATGTGCCTACCCTTTACCTCGTCATAAGCTTCTTGTGCTATTTTAAGAGCTTGTTCCTCGGTTTGTGGTCTGCCAACTTCCAACACTTTGACCTTAACGCGATCATTAACTTCTTTTTCGATGCGTGAATAATCTGGATCTGTCTGAGCAATTTTGTTTTCCCAATCGCTAACTGCCATTGCCAATCTATTGATATTTTCTTTTTGCTTGCCTATTTCTTGTTGCTGTAATTGAGCTTGATTTGCTTTTTTCAATCGCTCATTTTCAGCTCTTGCAATAGAAAGCTCTTTACCAATATCTTCATCCATGTATCCTTGGTCAACCTTTTCACGAATATCGTCAGACAATGTTTCTCCAGTAAACTTTTGCAGATTAGTCATGTAAGGCTCTAAAGCCTTTAAAGCATCTGTTGGACTAGATTTCATCATTGCCATTATTTTGAAACCTTCAGCAGCTTCATCAGCACTAAGATTGCTTGCTTCAAGGAAGTTAGTAATTTTCCTATACTCTGCTTGATCTTTTCTAGCCAACTCAAGTTGCTCTTTAGCTTCTTTCCGTTCTTTGATGACTTTTTTGAAACGTGGATGGTTGTGGAAAGGGAGTTTTGCGTTTTCCTCTTCTTCGGCTTTGTCTGAACTTTCGTCTTTTTCAGTTGCTTCAGAGAGGGTTTCTGCTTGGGTTTTGACTTGTTGCTCTTCTTGCTCACCATCTTTCACCTCATCTTCAGAGTGCGACTCTGCTTCCTTTGGAGGATTCATAGCTTTTTCGACAACAGCTAATAAATCCTCTTCTGTTTCTCGCTCAACGGATGACGATTCCGTTTTATTCTCGTCCTGGTTTGCAGAAGTAGTGGACGGATCTACTTCTATTTTGGCTTCTTCTGCCATATTATGCGTCCTTTCTCAATAACTTGTTGGTCATTATAGACTAATTCCCTATAGGTGGCAACCCACCACCACTAGGAAGTGTTCTAGGAGCATTATCTGCTCCTCCTTGTGGCGATCCTGGAATACCTGGATCTCCAGTACCCTCTCCTCGTAACATATTCATTGCTACCATTGAGGGTATTCCTTCGGCAAAAGCCGTTGTTAAATCAAGATTATCATCTAATCGTTTTAACAACTCTTTTGCTAACCATTTTGGATCAATGCCAGGGATCTGCAATAGAAACGGCATTATTCTTTCTATATTTGCTAGTTCTGCTGCTCTGTTAGGTTTACCAGTTGATCCAGCTTCGATTTCAAGATAAACCTCCTCCATCATATCTTGGCGAACAAGGTCTGCCCAAACAGCACCTTTTCCAGCGATCTTTTTCACTTCATCTACTGACATTTCAGCAAGCATAACTTGACCAGAAGCTCTTGCTATTTCTGACATAAAGCTATCTAAATCATCAATATTAGCACCAAGACTAGACATTCTAGCAGACTCAGCAATGCTAGTTTCTGTTGCTGTTGCCCTCGATATGCCACCAAATTGTGCTTCTTGAGCGCCCACAACTAATTGAATATCGTCAAATATAGTTTTTACTTCATAAAGATTTGGATCAATACCTATCTGTCCTACTGGCTGAATAACATCATTTACTCTCTGTCCAGCAGCCAAAGCTTGTAGC